AAGTTTTTTTCACTCATGACATATTCGAAAGTGAAGATGACCACAGATCCTTCCGAAATGTCTCTGAAAAAAGTGCTCTTCGACCCAACCAACGAAATTAGAATTCTCAACCACGAACAAGCCGATAACACACTACTTACCACAATGATGATCGTTCACGAATTCTCCGACCTAACGACCCGCGACTCAGTAGTCCCTCAAATTGCTGAAATGGCAAAAAATGAAATTAACCAAACAATTGACTCGATCGTTGATTCAGTCAGTACTGCGTTTGTTGACCATTACCATGAAATCATTGACAAGAATGCTAAGTTGGGAAATCCTCTTTCTCCAAATTTCAAAAATGTTATATCTATAAACACATGTATCCCTGGTCTAGAAACTTTGTACGTTGAACGTGAGAAATGGGAATTACTCAATCGTTTGTATCGATTAAACAAAAAGTTAAGCCAAAAATATCCTTTGGATGATCTGCTTAAAGGACATTTTCCTGACATTTCAACAGGTGACGAATCCACGGATGAGTACATTTCAACTATAATCATTATTCTTGAAGTTTTTGTTGGCATGCTTACTATTAATAGTGTTTACGGTGGTGCAATTTTCAGTGTTCTTATTCTCATGTCAGATCATTCAAGCTATCTTTTCATCATGTGTTTACTTTTGCATGCAATAGTTCAAGCTGTCAAAATTTATCTAGGCAAACGAGAGTCAGAAGTTAGTGAAGGAAAGCCTTCCTACGTTGATAAAGTCAAAAACGACGATGTTAAAGATGCTTTGATTAATGACACCATGTTTATTTTCGCTAATACTACAAAAGAAGATATTTCTCAGTTTTTCGACGTTTCATTTAAAGTGCACACCCGTAAGTCTTCAGAACAACATCCCTTTCGCTCTAGATTTATTTCAATGTTGACCAAAATTACCAAGATTCAAGGAATTAAAGAGGAAGTAAAGTTTGTTGGATATTTGGACGGTATAAGCAAAGACGAATTAGTTGGTGCTTCAGGCAAAAAGTTGTCAGCTTCGCAAAGACATGCTATTGGAACGAAATACGACGACAAGACTCAAACTTTAATTATTAGTCATCCGATATTGAAAGATGCTTTTTCTAGACTAGAACAACTAGGCTTCCTGAAAGATGGACTTCTGTCTAAAGATGATTTTTTGAAGATACCAATTGATTTTACGACTATCAATTTTGATAAGATGGAAACTTTGTGTAGTTATGTCACTCCTTTTGCTATCAATGCCGATCTTAGACATGCTTCACAAATGTCTTATAATTGGAAAAGTCTCACTACTGAAAAACGTCCCTATCAATTTCTAAAAGAAGGAATGAGCGTAAACTTCTACGATCCTATCTTTGAATGCTTTTTTCCAAATCATTTCATTAAAGCAGTCAAAAAAGACGCCATTGCAATTGACCCTGAACAGATAGTTGGATACGAAGAACTTGAAAATTTTGCAACGCTTGTAGAAAAACACGATGATTATTCTTACAATAGAACTGACGCTTACTCCATTTTGAAATTTTTACATGAAGGACATCACAGCTGTGGCTGCGCAGAATACTTTGCTGGTTTTATCTCAGATTACCTAACCTCGATTGAAGTGCTAAACCACATTAAGGATTCCAAACTGTCAAAACTCGACTATCATTTAAAGCAAGAATACGAGTCACTACTTAAGAAAGCACGACGTCAAGATGTTCTTAGAATGCCAGTATCTGAACATGCAGATTATTTTGCTCGATGCGCTTACAACGAATCATTCTTTGACATTGATTTTTGTTTCTTGACAGATGGTGAATGTCATTCTCTTGTGGTAAGATTCACTAAACGCAAACCGTATTTTAGATTCAAAGATGATAAGTTGGACAAGTTGAATGTTCTTTCGTTGTATGACTTAGTCGTTAACTGTAATCATGGTGAACTGTCCTCAGCAAGTCGTGTCGGTTGGAATTTAGTAGACCTGGATTCGATGGGATCAGACGAAAATATTGGACGCATTACTAGAAAACCAAGTAGCAAGACGCGTCAATTCACTTACGACTTAATGATGGTAAATTTCCACGGTTCAGTTACACAATACGTGATTCCAGAATGGCTTGGAGAGAGCATTACTTTGTATGAAGAGAAGCACGAAGGTGCAGCGTTGTTCGGAAGATCAAGTTTGTTTTCAACCATGAGCTGTTTGGCCATACACTTAATATCCAACTACAAGCTCATCAAGTGTTTCGAGAATAGTTCTAACAAGCTAGTTTCTTTTATGGACGGTATAATCAGCGCGATGTCTACAAATATCGAGTTTTCTCCTTTCAAAAATACTGTTTTGAACAATCTTAAGAAATGCACTCAAACCATTGATTACAGCAATGCGAAGAATTCCATATCACCCAGTTCCAGTCGAAGTAAGTCTTTTCGTTCCTACTTACGATCTTCTCGACCAAACCACATTTATGACAAAATTTCCGCTTGTATCGCAAAGAAACAAAATGGGATGTTCTCATCAGAGGAAATGTGTATGCCTTATACTCTCAGAAAATTTGGCAGATTGGGAATTGACGATGACGACTGTGAACTGTCAGATGCTATCTCATCAAGGGAAGAATTATACAACAATCATCCCTGTGCGTTGCGACTCAGAAATATCGGACATTTTGTCTTCGGCAAACATTTTAGATGTAAGGCATGTCGTAACAATTACGGAACTAGCTTCGAGCTTTCCTTGTGTCAACTGGGACATCAAGAGACAGCAATTGAAACGGTACGATCCAACACAATTACTAGTCAATCTCGAACAAAACTTCAACCGTCTGCAACGTGATGACCGTTTGTGTTTTAATTCTTGCTACGATTACCCTAACTCTCACATCATTAACAGAATCTTAAACACTAAAAAGGACGTCATTCCTTTTATATTTAAACATTACGATGATTCCAATTCAAAACCAATATCTGATATCAATGTGACCAATTCACCATCTTATTCCAACCACGTATTTGAGAAAGCTAACATTATTAAAACTCTACTTTTCGGCAGCACGCTAGGAGTCATGCCTCACCTCTGAGGATGTGTTATCCCTGGCTGCAAGCGGGGGGCACGTGAACAAGGGTTCTGTGTCTCCTTAGATGCGGGGGGGAGTGAATACAGCTAATGTC